GTACGTAGGCGGCGAACTAGTAGTCGGTACTGATGATTCATCTACTAATTCGGGATTAATAAGATCAAGAAATATAGAACCTACTACTAATAATACATTTAGTATCGGTTCAACTAGCAGTAGATATCTAAATTTATATGCAAACAACATTTTTGGAAATATCCAAGGTAACCTTATAGGTACAGTTACAGGACGTTCGAGTTCGTCAGACAAATTAACAACAGCTACAACATTTGGAATTACTGGCGACGTGACAGATGCTAGCTTTGCCTTTGATGGACAAACCGGCGGCACCAACAAAACGTTTAACGTTCAGATTGCTAATTCGTTTATTTCGACTAAATCCGAAACATTTGACTCGCCGAATACAGACGAGGTTGTAATTAGCCGCGATGCAGGATTGTTTAAAATTTCAAAATCAAACTTCTTGCGTTCGATTCCAATCTTTCCCGTAGGAATTATTTTACCATACAGCGGCGAGGATGCTCCAAGTAGTTGGTTGTTGTGCAATGGCACGGTTGTTAGTATTTCTTCATTCTTTAATTTATTCCAAGTTATTGGATATTCATTTAGAAGTCCAGATGCACTTCCTGACTTAGGTGTTAACAGTTTTGCGTTGCCTGATATGCGTGGTAGAATGCCATTAGGTCTTGATAATATGGGCGGAATTAGTGCCGATGTTGTAACATCAAGTATTGCAGATATCCTAGGCGCATCCGGCGGTGGCGAAACCACTGACATTGAGAAGAGACATTTGCCCGACCACGAACACGATTTAAGAGGTAATGCAGGCACACAGCACTATGCAGTAACCCCAACTGCTGGCACTCCTGACACTGATACAACCGATCTAGCCTTTGAAACAGGCACACTAGCTGCACAAGGTATTTTAAATTCCGGCGGTCTTGTCGGTGGCGGCGCTGCTGGTGACAATATTTACAGAGAAGAAGCGAACAATCATCTCGGCGCCCCTCTAGATGTTATAAATCCGTTTGTAGCATTAAATTACATAATTTATACTGGAACATAAAATGAGCTATCAATTAAACAAAACAGACGGCACACTATTAACAGAATTAATCGATGGGCAAATTGACGATACTAGCACTAACTTAACATTAGTGGGTAGAAATTATAATGGATACGGCGAAGCTTTTAATGAAAATTTTATTAAAATACTTGAAAATTTTGCTAATACCGCAGCACCGAGCAATCCACTTACAGGGCAAACATGGTGGGATAAAAATGAGCAGCGTCTGAAGGTTTATAACGGTACACAGTGGAACGCATCAGGCAGCCCGTTTGTTCAACCTAACCAACCACAAATGGTCGCCGGAGATCTTTGGATCGATAATATAAATAATCAGCTTTATACTTTTGATGGGTCTGATTTAACCTTAATTGGCCCGCAATATACTGCAAATCAAGGACAAAGCGGATTTATCGTTGATAATGTCACAGATGTAAATGGCAGACTAATTACAATATTGTCATTATATATTAGAGGTAATCGTGTAGCAGTTTATAGTAATGATACGTTTGTTCCATCAACATCGGACATAATTAATGAATTAATTACAGACGATAATCCGTCAGGCCAGGTGTTTATAGGAGTTAATGTTTTTGATAAAACAAACTATCAATTTAGAGGTACAGCATCTCGTGCCAGGGCATTGGTCGACAGCGAAGGCAACGCGGTATCTGTTAATCAATTTTTGCCAGCTAACAGAGATGGTATTACAGTAGGTGCATTAACAATTCAAAATCAAAACGGCCTAACTATCGGCGCGTCTCAAAACCACCGGCAATTTGTTGAATCTGTAACAAATAGCTTTGTTTTTCAAAATAAAATTACAGACCAAGATATGGTATTTAGGATTAACTCGTCGTTGATTGGTAGTCCTAATGTCGATGCAATACGAATCAATTCAAGTAATGCGTTTGTTGGGATCTTTACATCTGATCCAGAATATACGTTAGACGTCGCCGGCGACCTAAGAGTTACAGGTAATTTATTAATCGAAGGCGAAACAACTTCTTTAGATATTACTAATCTAAGAGTAGAAGATCATCAAATTGAATTAGGTGTTACGGATGACAGCACGTTACTTGCTGATGCTGCCGTTAATAACGGCGGCATAATTCTTAAATCATTAAACGGTGACAAAATATTGCTTTGGGATATGGCAGTCGGTGCATGGTCTAGCAATGTTGGAATGAATCTAACTAATAATCAATCTTATTACATTAATGGCATTCCGAAGCTTACTGCCACATCGCTTGATCCTACAATTCTTAGTGCGACAGGCCTTACGCAAATTGGTACATTAGTAGAATTAAATGTTGATTATATAAATTTTAACGGCAGCGCAATTACAACAAATGCAGTAGACTTAACGCTAGACACCCAAGGAAATAATATTGTTCTTAATGCAGATCTTGCAACTAAGATTCAAAATCTTGGCGCCCCGGAAGTAGCTACTGATGCTGCAACCAAAGGATATATAGATTCACAGGTAATTCAGGCACCGCTTATTTTATCAATGGATGTTAGTGGACTAGGAACCGGCGCAACACTTATTAATAACGTTGCTGCATTTTTAGAAGATTTACTTCCGGCAGCTCCTGAAAATAATACTAAGGTAGTTAGAATACACGCTACATCCTATACAAACCAAATAGTTACAGGTATTAATATAACTCTAAGAGATAATGTAGCACCTGATGCCGGCGAAACATTAACAATTTCGAGGATTGCAGTTGACAGTAACGGCACACAAAACGAATCAGTAGTACAGGACATTGGATCAGCAAATTCTGCCGCCGGATCGATAGCACTGGTACCAGACCGACAAGTAATAGTTTTTGAATCAGACGGCGTATCGTGGAATTATCAAGTTGGCGACTCGTTCGTATATCCTTAAAAACGATAAATAATATAAAGCAACAAAGGTTATAAACAAATGGCTTATCAAATTGACAGATATAATAACACAGTTCTAACAATAGTAGAGGACGGTACTATCGACTCTACTGCTACTGATTTAAAATTTATCGGCAAGAACTACGCCGGGTATGGCGAAATTCAGAATGAAAACTTTCTATATTTACTAGAAAATTTTTCGGGTGCAAATTCTCCACCGAGAGCACTGAGCGGCCAAGTTTGGTACGACAGTGCAAATAGTAAATTAAAGTTCTTTGATGGCACGCAGTGGAGAACAACAGGTGGTTCAGAAGTAGCATCTAATGAACCGGGCGGCTTGTCAATTGGCGATTTTTGGTGGGATCAGGCAAACGATCAACTGTATGTTTATAATGGAAGTACATTTGTTTTAATCGGCCCGCAGGCATCGGGCACAGGAGTAACTCAACTTATAAGTGAACAAGTTGCAGACGACGTAGGTAATCCAAAAACGGTTATTCGTGCTACACTCAACGATCAAACAGTGTATGTTATTAGCAACAATGCATCATTTACACTAGGCTCGGCATATGCTAACGTAGGTGCGTATATAGGGTTTACATATATCAGACAAGGCTTAACACTTCGCGATTCAGCAACTGGCATTACATCAACAGATTATCGTTGGTGGGGTACATCCTCAAATGCTGATCGACTTGGTGGATTCTTGCCAAGTGATTTTCTTCTTGTCGGCGACGGCAATCAGACCGACGACACTGGTATTACAGTTGGCGAAGGCCTTGATTTAAGAATTTACGTTGAATCCGGCAACATAGCTGTTATTGAAAACCAAGAAAGTGCTAATAACTTAATTAGGTTTAAAACTAGAAACGGAAGTAATAATGTCACTACGCCAGTTGAAATTAATGCACTTGGTATTGTTCCGGGTGCTGATAATACGTTCGATGTAGGTACAGTCAGCTTGCGATGGAATGAAGTACATGCATTAAATTTTAGGGGTACAGCGGACCAATCTAATCTTCTAAGAGTAGATGGCGCAAACTATAGAGCAGCAAGTACAGCAAATGATCCGAGCACAATAGTTGCTAGAAATGCATCAGGTAACATTAAAGCAAATCTGTTTGAAGGTATTGCAACACAAGCTAGATATGCCGACTTAGCAGAAAAATATACATCCGAAGATGAACTCGCACCGGGCACAGCGGTTGCGGTTTGCAAACATAGCGATCATGAAGTTTGCCCAGCAGGTAGCGAAGATCTATGTATAGGTGTTGTGTCAACTGACCCGGCATTTATGATGAACAGTGAAGCTAAAGGACAGTATATTGGTCTTAAAGGACGTTTGCCTGTTAGGGTTAAAGGTCCGATTAAAAAAGGTCAATCAGTTTATGCAAATGAAGCCGGTGTATGCTCGAATACTGTTACAAATGCGTTAGTAGGAATTGCGTTAGAAACTAATCTCAATGGAGACGAAAAGCTAGTCGAATGTGTGCTAAAAGTATAAGGAAGCAAAATGACTAACGTTGAGTCAACAAGACATAATAATTTACAGGCAAGAATTGAAAATATTTTTGGAAACGGTGCCGGACAATCAGGGTACGGACAAAGTGTGGCTAGTTACGCAGTTAGTAATCAACCAAATGCAAATAATGTAATTATTAGTGCTGCTGACATTAACTCACTTTATATCGATATGATTAAAGCAAGAGCACACCAAACCGGAGTAGAAACTACTGAAATTATGCAAGTGCTTACAGAAGGTGTACAACGAAATATTGTTGCCGAAGATGATAGTAACATCGACGACGGCACAGGAAATATAGTAGAAGATCCAAACGGCGACGCTAAAGGTATTATTGATTACGAAGAATTAATGACTAAAATTGAAATTGACAAATTTGAAATCTTTACTGGTGCATTAGAAACAGGAATCAGTAGTGTTCGTACCCAACAATGGAACGGATTAATTTATCATGAAATTACTGTAACATTTAGTAATGCAGATAATCGTAGACACTTCTTTAACAGTGGCGGCGAAATTAGATTTAGTGCAAATAATTCAGGTGCTATTGGAACAAAAGGACAAGACTGGAATGCCATGCTCGGTGATGTCGGTGTTGTAAAATTAAATTACAACGAAACCTCTAGTACAATACCAGGCAGCGGCGGTGTAACTGTTAATCCAATTGGCAATTATGACTTAACATCAGCATACCAAACAATTTATCAAAAAATTGGCCAGGGTACTTTTAGTGGTATTTATGCAGGAAACATATATCTTATTAAAGCAAGAGAAGTTAGTCAATCACAGTTACAATTTAGAATAGAATTTAATGATGTAGTTACTGATAATGACGTTGATAATGACGTAGATGGCACATTACTTAGCACAGTACAACAATATAGAGCCGATACTGATTTTGTTAGAGTTGCCGGGCCGGCATATGCAAATAATGTCAGCCTAGGATCTTAAAGTATATAAATACTTAAAGGAGACCTATATTGCCTACATTAATTACTAGTGCTAGATTCAACACACTTCAGGATAGAATTGCAGCAATTATAGGTACCAGCACAGGCGGCGCCCCGACAACAGGATACGGCGAAACACTCGAAAGTTCAGCTGACGATCCTGTAATAACTGGGGTAGATAAGATTACAGCGCAGCAATGGAATAACTTGTATATTGATTTTTCTAGAGCAAGAGCACACCAAGTAGGTGCAGGGTTTTCAATTGATCCTTTAGTAATTGGTGATTTTTTGGCCAACGGCGGCTCAACTGACAAACCACTGGAAGCTTTTATTATTAACTTAGAAGCATTAATGACAGACATCGAAACTGATAAGTTTCTAATAAACATTCCAACACAAGCAAGTATCGAACCATTAGTTTCGTCAAATACTTCATCAGGTTGGAATTCAGTATTGACTCATATAGCTACAATAACTTTTAGTTCTGAGTTATCCCGCCGACACTATTTCAACGCCGGCGGCGAAATTCGCTTTGATGCAAATATTGTTTATGCTGGTTCCGATCCTAAAACACTGGAATGGAAGTCAATGCTTAGTACCATGGGTGTGATTAGTTTTGATCACGATGCAACATTTAGTAATAATGGAATAGGCTCCGGTTCTGCTATCGGCAATTATGACCTAACAGGTGTATTACAAACAGTGTATCAACGAAACGCTTCGTCATATTCAGGAAATAATTATAACATAGCTATACGAAATTTAAGCACAACAGAAATACAAGCTTCAATAAGTTTTAATGATGGTGCAACTGGTATAGTTGACGAATTGGTACAAGGTACGCTAACTAGTAACATATCTTTAGCTAGACCAGACGGGTCTGTAACTATCAACGGCACCCCATACGACACTGTTGTAGTTGCTGCACCAGGTGGTGCAAACACATCAACTTTATAACTATCCACTTGACTTTCTTGATAAATTACTATATAATAAAGAAAAAGAGGATTTCTGAATGGATGAAAGATTAAAAAAGGCATTAGATATTTCTAATTATATGATCACGCTAAACAATCAAAAGCGTATGATTAAAGAAAAATATTTTAACGATTTGCTTTTCTACTACGACGGTTGTCAATTTTTAGTTACTAAAGACTTAATTACATTTGTAGGATATTTAGTTGAGCACGGCACTGACAATGATGTTGTTCTTCTTGACGACAACGACACTCCTATCATAATTGAAGACCTAGTAAAATTTTACGAAGACATATTAGAAACTTATTTCTTAGCTTCAAACGATTACTATAATAAATTTAATGATTTAAAAAGTAAAAGAAGTACAGAAAAATTGGTAAACTATGACAACGACTAAAGGTGTTTTATTAATAGCAAAAAACAATGGTACTGTTGATTATGCAAAACAAGCTATTTTTTCTGCTAAACGTATCAAGCAATATTTAGACGTGCCGGTGTCGGTTATTACAGATTCAACTGACTATTTACTGCAAATTGCAGGCGATGACTTGTTTGATTTTGTAATTCCGATTGAATACAATCCTGATGTTGCAAACATGCGTCATTATTTTGATGGAACACTGTCAAACAGGCAGCTATCATTCAAAAATAATGAACGTGCTAAAGCATATCATATGTCGCCTTATAACGAAACATTGTTATTAGATACGGATTATATAATATGTAGTGACCTACTAGCAAACTGCTTCGGCGCAGCATACGAAATAATGGCCTTTAAAGAATCAGAAGATTTAGCCGGATTTAGAGATACAAGCGAGTTTATACGAACTAACGATTATGGTATTGATTTTTGGTGGGCTACAGCAATATATTTCAGAAAATCTCCATTTAATGAAGTGTTCTTTAATTTAATTTCATTTATAGAGGAAAATTGGGATCATTACAGAGATGTTTATCAGATTAATACTCCGCTATTTAGGAATGACTACGCATTAAGTATTGCAATTCATATAATTAATGGATTTAACAAAGGTGAATTTATTGCACCATTGCCCGGAAAGCATCATTACATTCTTGATAAAGATTTACTCGTATCTGTTAAAGAAGATGAAATGTTACTTTTAGTCGAACAAGAACACTGTTTAGGACAATATACTCCTATTACTACTAAAGGTCAGGACATACATGTTATGAATAAGTTTAGTTTAGGAAGGATAATTAACAATGAGTAGAGGAATAGTTGTATTAGCACAAGATACAATCGGGAGTGACTATATAATGCAAGCATGTCTTCTAGCTATGAGTTTCCGCAAGACCAATCCAGAAGAAAATATTAGTGTTATAACTAATGACAAGATTCCTGATAATTATAAGCAGCTTTTTGATAAAATAATTCCAATACCGTTTAACGATGATGCATCAGAATCTCTTTGGAAGATTGAAAATCGTTGGAAAATATATCATGCTACTCCATATGACGAAACAATAGTATTAGATACCGACATGATAATTTTAGATAACATTGGCTACATGTGGAACCTACTGTCAAATTATCAATTATTTTTTACATCGCAAGTATATACGTATCGTGGCGAAAAAGTAGTAGACGATTATTATCGTAAAACATTTGTTGCTAATAATCTTCCTAACTTGTATTCAGGATTACATTATTTTAAAAAATGTGAATTTGCACATGAGTTTTATACATGGCTCGAAGTAATAAACAACAATTGGCAGAGATTCTATAATGATTATTTGCCGGAAGAAACACCAATACGTAATAGTGTTGATGTTAATGCTGCTCTTACAGCAAAGATCTTAGATTGCACTGATAAAATTACCAATAATTCAGTTGACTTTGTAACGTTTACACATATGAAGTCTAAGATACAAAACTGGCAGCACTCAAAGACGCTATGGATGGAGTCAGTTGCTCCATATATTAGTGACAACATTAACATTAAGATCGGCAATTACTTACAGCACGGTATTTTTCATTACACCGAAGACAACTTTGTTACTGAAAAATTAGAACAACTATATAGAAGGTATCTTGATGTCTGAATTTAAAGATTTAGTTGAAATTATAACAAAGCAAATCGAAATCGGCAGCAAGGTATTTGTTTACTACGAAAAGGAATCTGGCCGGATTGTTCGAATTTCTAATAAAATAGTTAATGACTTAATGTCAGTAGAACATATGTTAGCACCTCGGCAAGATGTGATGCAAGTGATGAATGGGTTTAAACGTCTTGAGGACTATGTTGTATCTTATGATCCTATACTAAAAGACCTTAAAGTAGTTGAAAAGCAAGACGATATTAAAAATCTATCAATTAATGATAGATTACATGAGATTAAATCTACCCGAGGTACAACTTATGATATTAAAATAACTCAAGACATGCAAGAAGGGGAATGGATAATTTCGTTACATACAAAAATTGAACATCTTCTAAAAAAGACTGGGTTTAATCAAACAAGAATCTTACTTTTTACAATTACTAAGAAAAACGATCCTAATGTTTTGTATAGAAGGATTGAACTCAACTTGCTTGACTTGGTTTATAACGGTGCAATCAAAATTCCTTATGAACATAACTGGGAAAGAGAAATGAGTACCGTTAGTATATACACAAATAAGTATTTCGACGATTATAAATACGAGATTAAACTATGACAAAAACGTTTAGAGTCCTTGATTATGACATAATATATCTATCATATGACGAGCCTAATGCAGAAAAAAATTATGCTGATTTGTGTCAAAAGGTTCCGTGGGCTAAGCGTGTTCATGGCATCGACGGCAGCGATGCAGCACACAAAGCTTGTGCCGAATTAAGCGAAACAAGTAGATTCATTACCATCGACGGCGACAATATCGTCGATCCAAAGTTCCTTGAACAAGAAATTGATTTCTCGGAACACGAAGATTTAGAGAATTGTGTATTAAGTTGGTCCGCAGTAAACCAGATCAATGGATTGATTTACGGCAATGGAGGGATAAAGTGCTGGCCTAAACAACATGTTCTTGGAATGCGTACACACGAAGCAGCAGACCCACGCAATAAAGCAGCGCAGGTAGAATTCTGTTGGGATGTGCGTTATATTCAGATGGAAGGTCATTATAGTGTGATCCATAATAATGAATCACCGATGCAAGCATGGCGCGCTGGATTCAGAGAAGGTGTTAAAATGTGTCTTGATCAAGGAGTTAAACCAGAGAACAAAATACAATTGCTTAATAATCATTGGAAAAATATGCATAGACTGTATGTATGGACCATGATAGGAGCCGACACCAAACACGGCATGTATGCAATCTATGGTGCTCGCGAAGGATTGTATAAAACTATGTGTACTGATTGGGACTTTGTTAATGTACGAGATTTTAAATGGTTAACTAATTATTGGAACGAAGAAGTAAGCACTATGTTTGATAGCGAACACGAAATACTAGACGAAAGTATTGAATTAGGTAAAAAAATTATAAAAGAGTTAGAGTTGCCAATTGCCGAGGTACCGTTTGATGCACAACAAAGTAGGTTCTTTAAAGAAGTATACCGTAACCCGCATCGCCTTACTTATAATTTAATCGAGCGCGAAAAGTAATGAAATTTAATGATCTAAATATAGACTTTGATGATCATGGAAGAGTTAATCAAAGTGACTACAATCTCAATAAAGTTGTCGGTGCACTTGATCATGTTAGTCCGTCGTTGTGTCTTGCAAAATTTACACAAGTTACTATGCATTTAGGCACCGGCCAGGTACATAGTTGTCATCATCCTATACCACATAAGATACCTTTAGATGAATTAAAAGAAACTCCGGCTGCGCTGTTCAATACAGCTATATTGAAAACAGCCCGACAAGAAATGCTCAATGGCAAACGTCCAGCTGAGTGTGATTATTGTTGGAGAATTGAAGATAACAAAAACAAAAGTCTAAGCGACAGACATTTAAAAAGTACAGAAGAATGGGCAATAACGGAATATGATAACATTGTTAACTCATCTGGCAATGAATTTTTTAAACCAACTTATTTAGAAGTAAGTTTTGGTAACACTTGTAATATGAAGTGTGTTTACTGCGGTCCTGAATTTAGTTCAAAGTGGGCCGAAGAACTTAAACAACAAGGCCCTATAAAAATAACAGATGGTCCAGGAGAAGAACAATGGCTTCAAGGATGGCAAGATCTTGATAATTTAGTTATACCAAACAGGAATCATAATCCTTACATTGACGCATTTTGGCAATGGTTTCCTGAAATATATCCAACGCTTAGACATTATCGTATTACAGGCGGCGAACCACTCTTAAATAAGAATACATTAAGAAGTCTTGATTATGTTATAGATAATCCTACAGATAATCTTGAAATTAGCATCAATACTAACTTATCAGTTCCGGATCAGATTTGGAATAAATTTATTGAAAAAATTAAAAAATTAGAAAAAGATGCAAAATTTAAAAAAATCACAATCTTTACTAGCTTTGAAAGTTGGGGAGATAGAGCAGCGTATGCTAGAACTGGCATAGAATTTAATGATGTAATCAATAGGACGAATCAGTTACTCGAAGAAACTTCAGTTAGAGTTGTAGTAATGGCAGCATATAATTTATTAGCAATTACTAGTTTTAAAGAGGTTCTCGAACATTTACTGTTTCTTAAAAACAAATACAACACCGGCCGTTCTAGAGTAGGGATTGACATCCCTTATGTTCGATATCCTCAATGTTTAGATGTTCAGTATTGTGATGATAGTTTAATTGAATATATTCAAGATTGTTATAATTTTATGAACGATAACGTTAATAATGATACATGTGGTTACAAATTTGAACCTTACGAAGTCAAAAAACTCGAACGAATTTTAAAAAATAGGCTAAACTTCAAATACGATAAAAATGAAATAAATATAATGAGAGCAAAATTTTATGATTTTGTAAACGCATTAGACAAAAGACGCGGCATGAATTTTTTAGAAACATTCCCTGAGATGGAAAATTTTTATCGTATTTGCGCCGAAAGTAAGAAAGTTATTAAATGACACAAATACCTTTATATTTCGATTATTTAGATACAAATGATCGAAATATTAAGAAACAAAACGGGTGGGATTTAGGATATGAGAAATATATAGCTTATAACGATGATAATGCTGAATCATTTATTCCTGCACCACTTCGTTCAAATATGATAAGAGTTAATTCTTCGTACAAAGGAAAGTATTTTTATCCTTTATATGCACATGTTGAAGCTACTAGTTGTGTAGGACATTTTATAAATGACCCTGATACTATTATTAACATACCTAGAAAAGTTTTAAAAGACATAAAAAATGGAAAAGCTAGGATCTTATTAATTAATGTATACGAAGGACACGGCTGGCTAGAATTTGAAAAATTTTTTAAATATAAATTACAAGGCCCGTACAATTTAAAAAAATCAGATATTGTTTTTCTAACTGGCAACACTGTAAAAACTATTAATGGAATAGTTAATGTTTATTTTAATGAGTGGGAACATATTCTGATACACCACGAAGGCCTCCATCCAGATATGGTTCGTCTTGCATTAGAAAATATATACTCGAATCGATTAAGAGAACACAAATATATCTGTTTGCAAAGACGCCCACACATGCACCGTCTAGCACTTTATGCAGAAATGTATAGATATAAAGATATCGGAATACTAACAATGGGAAACGGCGATCACGAGTTAGATCTTTTAAACGATATAACTACGCCGGAATTATTTGAAAATATAGAGGTTAATCATCCTAAATCGTTTAAAAAATTTATAGCATTAAAAGATACTATACCTCGTGAATATGATGTTAATTTATCAGAAGAAAATCCAACGAGTGATAACAACTACGAAAAGTATCTAGATAGTTATTTGCATATAGTTAGTGAAACATTTCAACAAAACGAATCAGATCGATTATTTTTTAGCGAAAAGATGATTAAACCGTTTGTCTTTATGCAGCCGTTTGTGTTATTTGGTGCGTCAAACAGTTTAGTAACGTTAAAGGATCTCGGTTATCAAACATTTGATAAATGGATCGACGAGTCGTATGATACTATCGAAAATGATACAAAACGTTTCTATGCAGCATTAACATCAGTAAAACATTTTATTACAAAAGACAAAATTGAAATGCACGAATTAATGATGGAAATGGTACCTATCTTTTTGCATAATTATTTTAATCTAAGCAACAGTATTAAAAATTCTGAAAAATTACTTAATGATTTAAAGAATGCTTTCCCAGATTAAATGAGGCAACCGATTAACTAACTTCCGGTTGTGTATTAGCACATCTTCCATATCATTTAACATATCGGTCAATTCATCTGTGCCTTTTCTTAATACGTCTTGGGTCAACTTGTACACCATTTCGAATCTTTTGTAAGGATCTAATTCGTTATCGTAATCTTCATCAACCCATTTATCAAATGTTTTAAATCCAAAGTTGTGCAACGCTTTGAGTATGCCAGGCGCCCCTAGAATGATAAAAGGCCTATGTGCAAGCATTGGTTTTAGAGTTTTTTCGCTAATGTACGGATACGGATAATAAAACGTAGTTTCGCCGACTAAATTAATAAAACTGTTTTCGATCCATTTAATAACAACATCGTCGTGCTGTTCATCAAAATCCTGTAACATTGTAAAGTCATGATTGTTGTCGTCGATGTATTTTGGATGTACTCGATCTAGTAATTGCAAATTTGGCCTTAAGATTTGTTGAAATTCTTTACTAAATCCGTTTATTGGAAAAAGTTGTTGTGTTTTTATCATTTTATAATTATGTTTCTGATTAAGAGTTGTGTGTACATAATCCTGTTCGATTAACATTGCTGCCATGTACTGTCGCGAAAAGTCATCGCGATTGTTAAAAAAGGAAATCTTGTTTTCGAAGTTCAGATGTTGAGTGCCATGGTATGGATGTTCTTTGATCCAATGTGCAAGAAATAAATCAAAGTATTCAATGTTAACATCAACTGGACTGCTAAACTGGTCGTTTAACATTTCGCAGTGATAAATCTTATAATCTGTTATTTTAGTTTTTTCTATTATGTCTTTAATTGCAAACAATTCGACCCGGTCGTTGGTATATCCAATGTGATCGCGAAATACATCATCAATAAAAAATATTAACGTAGTGTATCCTTGATCTTGAATATATTGAGAAGCTTTAGTAGTGTTTGTAAAATTTTGTGAAAGTACTAGATAAGCAGTTTTCTCATCGGGATAATAAATGTTACGTATATATTGATAACGATTGATACGTTCGAACCCATTGTTATGAAAATAAAGTGTACTATCTTTGTCTATAATTTCTAAGCTAGGAAAAATCATTTTATACCTGTAATTTGTAAAGTGTAGCGATCAGTTGGACCTAGATTTGCAGCCATATGAGGTGTATCATATTGCCACATTACATATGTGCCTGCTTTGTAATGATACAGCGGCATCCCGTTAATTTCGAATATGTGACCCGGTTGCCAGTCTTCGAGAAATATTACTGCACGATGTATCATTTTATAATCTTTGATTTTATGATGTTTAATGTACTTAATATATGCATCGGCATGATAAGGTAGTATTTTCCCTGAAGTCATTTTGTAGAAACTTGCACCACTTGCGCCAAGGCCTAATAAATCAATAATGCTGTCGGTCCATGGAGGCTGGTAATGTCGATAATCAACCATACCGCCTGTGTTATATATCGGCCCATAAACCTCGTCCCATTTTGCAGTCATTGCAGGATCGTTAAATGGCTCATTTATATAGCTTAGATCTTTAAATTCATTTGTAATAATTCCGGATGGAATTTGTCCAAAAGTCCACATTATTCTCTCTCCAGGTCGAGTGTAACACAATGGTGGCCGCCACCAAGTGTACGGCTCTGCCGCAATGGCACACCTATTGCTTCTACGTTGCGTTTTTCTAATTCGTTTATTAAAAACTCTTGATACGGATCACACATAACAAGATTAGGATTTACAGTTAGAAAATTTAATGCAATATATTTACTAGCGTATGGATAATCAACAAAAGTCTGTGCTGCAATCTTATCTCCGGTTACATAAATCTTGTCCCATGTTTTAAACACTTCTGGAAGATTGCTATCGTTGATCCTATCGCCATTAAGCACAACTAATCCTTCTTGTACAGGAGTTATGGTACTATCAATGTGTACGCCTGCATAGATGTTATCGAGTATGTGTATACGATATTTGGTGCCTAAGACACGTTGTAACCACCGTGCGCCCGCTATGTTGCCGCTATCGCTAACTAGGTACAGTAAATCATTTCCGAGTCGACATACGTTTGCTGCATCAAACATAGCATCGTTATCATCGCAAGTAATTATTTCCTGATCAAGGAACATATGTTGCAGTGCTTCAATCTCAGGTTTACGAGTAGGATAAAGCATCGGAGCATCAATAATCTTATCGTCAACGATAAGAACTCGATCTCGCGGACAGTAATTGTACATTCCGTCAAAACTTGCAAAGTCCATTATTTTTGGACGTAACACAGTAACACCTTGATCTAGTAACTTGTTACAAAAATTATTTAAATCTTCATTAGCTTGATCGATTACAAATGGATGAACTGGGCCACTGGGTACAGGTGTCTCTTTCCACTTAGTAGTTTGTTCTTGTGCTCGATAAATAGGGCAGTTAACTGGCCAATGTGCGTTACTGGCCGAACCAACGACTACTTTTTTAAGTTGACCCCATTCGTTACTTGATTGTATCATTAATTAATTTCTCCATAAATGCTCCCCACAATTTCTGTCCTTGTTGATCAGGATGCCCGCACTCTAAAAAATGCCCTTTACCTCTAACTTCTTCTCTTTCTACACAAGCACGTTTCCAATGTTTGGGAAAATATTTTTTCCCAAAAGGTTCTGTAACTTGTAAATTTGATTCGGTTAATAAATCAAATTCAAAAATTGGAGTATCATATTTGAAATGAAATCCACTACAGTTTGCTATGTATTTAAAAAAGCTCATATCGATAAAGTTATCGTATTTCTTATTTGGCATATCTCCAAACACAGAAAAATGCAGAACTGGTTGCTGCGATTTTTTTTCTATATAGTCTATACGTT